TGGCTGCTGCTTATGCGTTTTGGTTGGTGTTTTTTGCTCCTGACCGTTATATTATTATGTTGAGCCGAACCGAGCGTGAGGCGGCGAAACTGCTCGCTAAAAGCAAGTATGGTTACCGTTTTCTGCCTGTGTGGATGAAGGAGCGTGGACCGTCACAGGTGACGGACCACCAGTTGAAAATGGTTTTTAATAACGAGTCATCGGTTGAGTCGTTGCCATCGGGCAGCGACCCTGCTCGTGGTGAATCGGTGTATTTGGTGATTGTGGACGAGTGGGCGTTTTTGCCGAACCCTGAAGAGGCGTGGGCTTCTATTGAACCAATTACCGATGTCGGTGGTCGGGTTATCGGCTTGTCCACCGCTAATGGTTCAGGAAACTTTTACCATCAACTATGGGTTGGCTCGCAGACTGGTTCCAACAAGTTCAAGGGTATTTTCTTCCCGTGGGATGCTGATGGCGAGCGTGACGAGGACTGGTATAGCGCCAAGGCGATGAATATGCAGCCATGGCAGATGCATCAAGAGTATCCACGCTTCCCCGAGGAAGCGTTTATCAAGTCAGGCAACCCTGTTTTCAACATTGACCTGTTGGATGAGATGCCAACGATTGAACCTGACCAAGGGTATTATCATTTGTTTTCGGATGGGAATGGTGAGTTCCGTGCCGCTGAGGATGGTGAATTATCGGTGTGGCAGTTCCCTGACCCTGAGGGTGTTTATGTGATTGCGGCGGATGTCGCCGAAGGTTTGTCGCATGGCGACTACAGTTCTGCCCACATAATTGACGCTAGGAATGGTATTATTGTTGCTCATTGGCATGGACATATTGAGCCAGATACTTTCGGGGAACAGTTGGCTGAATTGGGTTGGTGGTATAATACTGCCCTGTTGGGGATTGAAAACAACAACCACGGTTTAACCACCTTGAAGGCTGCTCAGAAGCATGGCTACAGGAATTTGTATAAGCAGCGCCGTTTGGCGCATGTTCGCCCTGAGCAGACTGATATTTTGGGGTGGCGGACGACCGCCACCACTAAGCCGTTGGCTATTGATGAACTGGCTGGCGCTCTCAGGGATGGGTCTATTGAGGTGTATTGTGCGAGAACGATTGCCGAGTTACGGACCTATGTCCGTAAGGAGAACGGAAAGATGGCTGGTAGCCCTCATGATGACCGTGTAATGTCGCTGGCTATTGCCAACCAGATGTTGAAGTATGTGTGGCTTCCTGAGTATCGTGCGGACTTGTCTGCGCCGAAAAATAGTTTATTGTGGTGGGAGCAGCACATGTTTGACCCGTATGGGTCAAATAAGGTGCCGATTGGTGCGCATAATGTTCGGAAACGGACCCCTTTCTAGGGAACAATGGCTGTATTTGTGTATGGAATTGATATGCGACACTTGTCAAACACAGTTTTTTGTGGAACAGATGCCTCATCGGGGGTCAATCTGTTTCAAATGCCATGTTAAAGGTATTCGTTTGGGTTTTACGCATGGTCAGGAGGACTTTCATGGTCCTACTATTCGTGAGCGTCAGCGTCAAACTGTTGCGCAGGCTAAGATTAACGGGTATAATGCTGAACCCGTCACAAACTGGATGTAATGCGTGTCCTCGGCGGTCTGGGTCCCGATTGCGGTCGCAATTATCACAGGACCAGTCGTTGTGGTATTACAAAAACTTCGCAAAGAGAATACCGACCAGCACGCACAGGGACAGATTCTTTTACGAATGATAGGCAAGAAGGTTGATGCAATAGGCAGTAAACTTGACAACCATATCGGTTGGCATGATGGTCAGAAGGACGCAGAATAATGGCGAAAAAGTCGGCAGCAGACTATTTGAAGCAGTACAAGCAACGCTTAGATGCCTCTAAGCGTTGGCGTAAAGATGAAGGTTATGATGCTACTTGGAAGCGTATGCGTGACATGTACCGTGGCTACCAGTTTGACGACTATCGCAACGAGGACAGAATTCTGGTCAATGTTGCTTTTTCATCGGTGAATGTTATTTCCCCTAGTGTGTCGGTGAACTTTCCGAAGATTACGGTTAATGCTGTTAATCCCGATAATGCTGCTAATGCGGTTATTGCTGAAGCGGTTGTGAACTATTGGTGGCGTTACAAGGATATTCGTACCGAGTTCCGCCGTGCCGTTAAGGATTCTTTGATTATGGGGCATGGCTGGGTTAAGACTGGCTATCGTTTCATTGAGGAAGAAGTTGTTGGTGAAGAAGATGATGCCAACGACATCACTGAAGGTGGTGAGGTGACTTCTACGACTGTTGTGGTTGAGGATTCGCCGTTTGCTGAGCGTGTCAGCCCGATGGATGTGTTTGTGGACCCAGATGCTACCAGTATGCGTGACATTAAGTGGATTGCGCAGCGTATCCGCCGCCCAATCGCTGAGGTTCGTGCCGACAAGCGTTACTCTAAGGCTGCCCGTGAAAAGGTTTCTGTTATGGCGGTTAGCCGCTATGCGGATGACCCGTCACGCAAAAAGATTAATGACAAGAATCAGGGCTATGCCGAAATTTGGGAATTTTATGATGTTGTAGCCAAGAAGATGTCGGTGTTCTGTGAGGGTTCTGACCTGTTTCTTGTGAAGCCGATGCCGATGCCTTATTCGTTTGGTCATCCGTTCACGATGCTCAGGAATTATGATGTCCCCGATGAGTTCTATCCGATTGGTGACCTTGAGGCTATTGAGGCACTCCAAAAGGAGTTGAACGAAACTAGAACCCAGATGATGAATCATCGTAAGAAGTTTAGCCGCAAGTACCTCTATAAGGAGTCGGCGTTTGACCAGTTGGGTCGCACCGCTCTTGAGTCCGATGAGGACAATGTGATGGTGCCTGTGATGTCGGACGACCCGATTGGGTCGGTAGTTGAGGCATTCCCAGCGGTTATCAACCCACCCGAGTTTTATAATCAGTCCAACACGATTATCGGGGATATTGACCGAATCTCTGGTGTGTCTGAGTTCCAGCGTGGTGCTGTGTCTGAAATTCGCCGCTCGGCAACCGAGGTTGGGCTTTTGCAGGATGCCGCTAATGCCAGAACTTCTGATAAGTTGGCGATGGTTGAACATGCTATCGCTGAGGTTGGTCGCCGCATGGTTGCTCTTGCCCGTCAGTTTATGACCCAAGAGCAGGCTGCCCGAATCATGGGTAAAGATGGTGAACCTGTGTGGATTCAGTTTGACCGTGACTATCTGGAAGGTGACTTTGACTTTGAGGTTGCGGCTGGCTCCACCCAACCTGTGAACGAGTCGTTCCGCCGTCAGATGGCACTCCAAATGGTTGACGCTATGGCACCGTTCGCTGGAGCAGGAATCGTTGACATGCCCCGACTCGCAGCGTATGTGTTGCAGTTCGGTTTCGGTGTGAAGAACCCTGACGAGTTTATGGTTCAGCAGCAGCCGCAGATGCCTCAGGCACCAGCGGCAGGTCAACCCCCGATGGCTGCTCCCCCTTCTGTCCCTGCTGAAGTGCCGCAAAATATTCCTCCGTTTGCCTAACTAGGGAACGGGGTTGCTCATATATAGAGCAACCCTCTAGGACTCTAGGAGAATACAACATAATGACTGATGAAGTCGTAAGCACGCCTGCCGTGGAACCCTCTGGGTCACCCGTTACGGAGAGCGTTTCAGATGCCCCCGATACACCCGTTCTCAGCGTGGACGAGTACGCTAATTATAAGGTACCCGTCAAGTTGGATGGTGAGGAACTGCAAGTTCCGTTGAGTGAGGCTATTGCTGGTTATCAGCGTCAAGCGGATTATACCCGTAAGACCCAAGAACTTGCCCAGCAGCGTGAACAGTTTCAATTTGCTTCTGCTTTGCAGACTGCGTTGGAGCGTGACCCTGCCGCAACTCTTGATTTGTTGAGTAAGCATTATGGTATCAGCCGTGAGGCTGCTGCCGATATGGTTGCTCAGGCTGATGAGTTTGATTCTCTGGACCCTGTGGAACAGAAGTATCGTGAATTGGACCAGCGGATTGCTTCGTTTGAGGAATACCAGAATCAGCAGCAAGTTGAGCGAGAGATTCAAAGGTTGCAGGCTCGGTATCAGGATTTTGATGTAAGTGAAGTGGTCACTCACGCCTTGAAGGTGGGGTCCACCGACCTTGAAGGTACATACAAGCAGTTGGCGTTTGACAAAATGATGCGCAAAATGGAATTAGAATCGCAGGCTAAACAGCATGTGGAGCAGCAAGATAATGCTGTTCTGGAAGCAAAAAGGGCTGCGGCTGTGGTTTCTGGTGGGGCTTCGGCTACCGCCAATACTACGAATGATTCTTTTGAGCCTATCACTAGTGTCGCCGAGGCTTGGGCTGCTGCTAAGCGTCAAATGGGTGCAAGTTAGTCCCTCAAACCCCCTAGTATTACTTTAAGGAGTAATCATGTCAAACCCAAACTTTGATGCGTTGCTTTCAACAACGCTCGCAAACTACCGTGACCAACTCACGGACAACATCTTCACGGCACGCCCGTTGACCTACTTCCTTTCGGATAAGGGTCGCATCCGCATGCTGAATGGTGGTACGAAGATTGTTGAACCGCTCATCTACGGTCAGAACAGCACCGTGGCATCGTACAGTGGCTACGACACCATCTCGCTGACGGCTCAGTCGGGCATCACCGCAGCCGAGTACGACTGGAAGCAGTACGCTGCATCCATCGCCATCTCGGGAATTGAAGAGGCTAAGAACAATGGCGAGCAGGAAATCATCAACCTGCTTGAGGCTAAGATTATGCAGGCTGAAGAGTCCATGCGTGAAGGCTTCAACCAGATGTTCTTCGCAGACGGAACGGGCAACAGCGGCAAGGACTGGAACGGTCTTGGCAACATCGTTGAGGCTTCGGGAACCGTTGGTGGAATCAACCGTGCAACCGCTGGCAACGAGTACTGGCGTTCGTACGAGGAGAACACCGCAGGTGCTTTGACCCTCGCCCAGATGGCAACGGCGTACAACAGCGTGTCGGTTGGTAACGACCACCCAGACATGGTGCTGACGACCCAGACCCTGTACGAGAAGTACGAGTCGCTGCTCCAGCCGCAACTCCGCTACACCGACACCAAGACGGCAGATGCTGGTTTCCAGAACCTGCTGTTCAAGGCTGCTCCAGTGGTGTACGATGAGCATTGCACCGCTGGTGTCGTGTACTTCCTGAATAGCAAGTACCTGACCCTTGTGGGTCACACGGGTAAGTGGTTCGCTCAGACGGAGTTCGTCCGCCCAGAGAACCTTGATGCCCGTTATGCACTCATCATGTGCTACGGTAACCTGACCTGCCGTAATGCGGCTAAGCAGGGTAAGTTGACCGCCAAGACCGCCTAAGTAGCGTCTGGGAACAACTGAATAATGGTGGGGGGAGAAATCCCCCCACCATTTCTTATTTAAGGAGTAATAATGCCTAAGAAGCAGGGTCTTGATGACTTGGGAAAGATTGCCAGAGAGGCGCTTGAAAGACTTTCCAAAGGCGGCAAAAAGGCTAAGGAAACAACGAAGTTGTATGCCTCTGCCACAAAGAGCGGTCAAAAGATGTTGGCTGACCGTGAGGCTCGCCGTCAGTTTACCCGAAAGAATTTCCCCGACCGCATTGAGCGCACGAACTACCGTAATGCTGTTAGACGAGACATTCGTGAAGAAGGCGGAATTATGGGTTATAGTTCACCGCTTGGCAAACCGAAGAAAAGTGGACCTTCTCCTGTAGCGAAGAAGGCTGCAAAAAAGGTTTCTGCAAAGAAGGCGCCATCAAAGAAGGCTGCCAGCAAGGCTAAGAACGACATTCCCGACCCAGACTTTAGAGGTAAGGTTTACAATAAGAAGGGTGGCATCACGAAGTCCTATAAGGATTCGGTTATGCGCCGTAGTGCAGGGGATTATTAATTATGGCACAAGCACGCAAGCCTAAGGGTATTATTGACGATATCGGCAAGGCTATTGCTAAGGCTGTGAAGGCTGGTAAGACCGATGAGGTTGCTCGTCTGCGTAGTTTGCAAAATACTTATATGAATGATGCGGCTAGGATGAAGGCTGGGACGAACGAGTTGCGCCGTCAATGGTCTAATCGTGCTGGTCGTTCCATGCATGCAGAAAAGGCTGCTGAGACTGCCACCTCCAAGGCTAGAAGGATTCGTGAGGAGGGTCGTGTGCGTGGTATCCAGCAGAAGTCACGAGCGTTGGGTGTCAAGGAGCAGGCTAACCCTCGTGCCGCCGCCGAGAAGGCTTATAAGCAGGTTGAGAAGCGTAAGGCTGTCCGTGCTGCTGGTGGCGTGAATTCACCCAAAAGGGTTCAGGCTCGCCGTGCAAAGCGTGGTGCCAAGTAATGGACATTAACGACCTTGCCAATCTGATTCAGGGTAAGCAGAAGAATACTTCTGCGAACCCGTACGCTCAGATGCTGAATAAGGTTGCTGGTAAGACCGTTAAGGGTGCCTCCAAGGCTGGTAAAAAGTCTTTTGACATTATGTCGGTTCTTGCCGACATGATTCTTCCTGTTACTGAGGCAACCAATATTGCTGAGGGTCGTGGTAAGCCAGCGGATTATGGTTGGATTGCCGCCAATTTTACCCCTGTTGGTAAGGTTGGCAAGGGTATTAAGGCTGGTGCTAAGGCTACCAAGGCTGGGGCTAAGGCGGCTGCAGCCACTACGGATGACCTGCTGCGAGCGTTTGCCCGTTTAATTAAGCCATAATTTGGGGAACATTTCCCCTATTTGTGATGAACAACAATTCTGTCCCCGCCCATGCCTATTATGGCTCTCCTGTAAATAGTTATCGGGCAGCCGCTATTGCGGATGCCCATATTGCTCCTCCCAGCGGACCGTATCTTGGTCGTGGGGATAAGTGTGAAGGCAATGATGATACCTGTGGTGCTAATAAGGTGCGTGGACAGAAGTTCTGTGCTGGGCATATGAAGCGTGCCAAGGCTGAGATTCCGAAGGATGCTGCTTAATGGCTTATGTAAAGATGACGGCTGCGGATTTGCGGCAAACGGTTCGTGACATCACCGATTTGGATGCTGACGACCTGCCAGATTCATTGCTGAACCTGTATATTCGTGACGGCTATTATCGTATTTTGGACCTTGAAAAGCGTTGGACTTTCTTGGAAAAGTCGTTTACTTTCAACACGATTACCAACCAGCGTGGTTATACTATTAGCAATTTTACTGGTGACCCCATCAGCGAGGTTGTGTCTATTGTGGACCCGACTGGATTGGGTTTGCGTTTGGACATGATTGGTTACGATGAGGCTGAGCGAACCTATATTGGGTCTAATGATATTGCTGGTGACCCACTATTTTATGCTGTGTGGGAAGGCAAGATTCATCTGTATCCGAAGCCGAATAATGTGCGCACCTTGACGGTGCGTGGTTATCGTGAACCGATTGATTGGATTACTTCTGAGGGCGATGTTGATGCATCGCCGAATCTGCATTTCCCGTTGGCGTATTATGCGTGCAGCCGTGTGTATCAGCGTCTTGAAGATTCGGTGATGGCTGCCGAGTATAAGCGTGCATTTGATGAGGGTGTGCTGCTGGCTAAAGAAGCGATTCTGAAGCCATCCAGCCATGCGCATATGGTGTTGTCTGCTGGTCGCACTAAGGGTCGTCCGACCTATCAGGGGTGGTTGCAGAATCTTGGTAAGACGCTGGGGCAGTAACCCGTGTCCTCTCTCAAAATTTTTGAGCAAAAGGATTTTACTGGCGGATTAAACTTTCGTGCCGACCAGTTTCAGTTGGCTGATAATGAGTCTCCAAAGATGTTGAATGTTGAGATTGACCCTAGAGGTGGTGTGTTTAGCCGTGGTGGTTATACACGGATTAATTCAACGGATGTTTCTGGTACTTGGGACCCAGAAAAGTTGTATTCTTTTAGTGGTTCTACACCAACAATTATTTTAACTACTTCTACTAGAATTTATAAGTCAACTGGAACGAATTTTACGACTTTGGATTCGGCAGCCAGTACACCTGTTACTGTTTCCAGTGACCACGGTGCATGTTTCGCCCAGTGGGGTAAAACAGCATATTTTGCTGTTGGTCAGGCTGGTGTTGGTGGTTGGGCGTGGCAAACAACCGATACTTATGCTACTGCTTTGACTGCTAGCGGCACCAGTCCGAATGCGTGGCAAGCAACTCCTGATGGTTCACGGAAGATGCCGTCATGTGAGCATTTGTGTGTCCATGCTAACAAGATGTTTGCTGCTTATGTTCGTGAAGAGGTATCGGGAACACCTACTGTGTTCCCGAATCGTTTGCGTTGGTCTTTGGAAAACGCTCCAGAGAATTGGGCGCAAGATGATTATATTGATATTAATGGTGGCGGTGACGGTATCACTGGTATGGTTGTTGTCGCTGGACAGTTGGTTATTTTTAAACCACGAGCAGTTTATGTTTTGTTTGGTTATGATGACACCAACTTTCAAGTTGTTGAGTTAACTTCTAATGTTGGTTGCCCAGACCATCATATGATGGCTGTGTCTGAAACTGGTGTATATTTTTATTATCCTTCTAAAGGTTTATATTTTTATAATGGTTCTGGTTTGGTTGATGTGTTTGAGAATCTTCGCCCAATGCTGGATTTGGGTTATGTGAACACTGTCGCTAATGAACCTGTAACGGTTTCTTATATTGGTAGGCGTGTCTGGTTGTCGTTGCCGTATTCTGAAACTTCTGCGGTTACTGATTCCACTATGAATTTTGTGTACGACCCGACCATTGGTCGTGGTGCGTGGATGCAGTTTCAATCCGCTGACGGTTACGGTTTGTTAGGTGGAACAGATTTTCGTGATTCTGCTGGTAACGAGTTGCGTTTGATGATGCATCCTATTGAACCGTGTGTTTTGACTGTTGATAATTTTGGTGTATCTAACGATAATATTTATGGGACAACTCAGCCGTTCACCTCGTACTATCGTACGAAGTGGTTTGATGGTGGGTCTTATATGCAGAAGAAAATGTTCCGCCGACCTGACATTGTTCTTAAAGAATCTAATACCACCCAAAATATTGTGGTTGATGTGTACCATAACTTTGATGAGGCTGAAGGTAATGAAAAGCGAACATTTACTATTACTTTGAATCCACCTAGCGGTGGAATGGTGTGGGGTACTGGCACTTGGGGTCAGAACTGGTCGCAGGATGCCATTAGTTCTACTGTTGTGACGGGCAAGAACCTTGGTTTGGCGAGGACAGTTCAGTTGCAGTTTAATGGTCCAAACGGGTCGTCTTGGGGGTTGGACTCTATCGGATACAAGTTCCAGCCTCGGCGTATTAAGGGCTAGTTATGGCTTGGACCACACCGTTTCTGTCCGTGCTGTCTGGTACCGATAAGGATGCGCTTCAGCGCATTTTTGTGTCCCTTCAGGAGGAGTTGGCTAGGTTGGAAAGGGAGATTACTGTTCTGAGGGGTCAGGTCGGGAAACCCAATAAATACGGGGAACAAAGCAGGTAATAGTGATGAGCATGACTGACGCATATTATGGTGATTATGGGCAGGCGGAGGCTTCTGCCGTACGCCAGCGTAAGTTGCGGTCTATTGCCGCTCAGCAGGCACAGTTTTTGGGGCAGCAGCGTGGGCAGCGAAAGATTGCTGATATTCGCCGTCAATATACTGAGGGTTTTCGTCCGAAGATGCAGGAGTATGGTCGGCGTGGTTTGGCTGGTCCGACTGTATCTAGCGGTATTCAGCGTTCTGGTTTGGAGCGGTATGCTGAGCAGTTTCAGCGTACTTTGGGTGAAGAAACGACCGCTCTTCAGCAGGAGTTGAATATGATTGCTGAGCAGGAGGCTGCGGCTCAGGCTGACCTTGAGAAGTATATTGCTGATTTGCGTTTGCAGAAGCAGCGTGACATTGTTAATGCAGCAACTGCGTTGAAGCAGTTGCAGGGATATCAGTAGGAGCGAATTATGCCGTTGGTTTGGGATGCTGTTGCTGGGCGTTATGTTCGTACGGATGATTCTGCTGCTGCTAAGGCTCGTGCTGCGGCTGCTGAGCGTGCTAAGGCTCAGGCTGATATGATTTTGGAGAAGCGCCGACAGGCTGATATTGCTAAGAATCGTGCTTCTATGGCTACGGAAACTAGGAAGATGGCTGAGGCTCGTGTTGCTACTCCTAGTATTGTTGCTGATTATAAAGTTGAGCAGCAGAAGAAGGCAGCCGAGAAGGCTGCTGCTGACCGTAAGGCTAATGAGGAGCGTATTTTTGGTCGTCAGGCTGGTCAGGCTGCGGCTAAGGGTTATGAGGCTGCTGCTCGTGAGCAGTATGCTTCAGCGATTAAGCGTCTTACCGATTTGTATTCACCCGAAAAGGGTTCGTTGGATGCTCAAGAGGCTGCTCGTTTGAAGTTGTTGTCTGATGCTATTAGTGGTGCGACTGGTGATATCACTAGGGCTGAGGAAGAGTTTTTGAAGTATCTTCCAACTAGTACGGCTTATGAGGGTGTGCCGTTGGTTAATTTGCCGATTGAGCAGAATCCGCTTATTGCTGCTTTGCAGTCTCAGGGTGCTGGTACTGGTTCTGTTGAGGCTCAGCGTGCTTTGGATGTTGCGTTGTCGCAACAGTTGCAGCAGTTGGGTCAGCGTTCCGCTGAGCAGACTGGTGCTGCGGAGCAAGCATATTTGGATGCGTTGCGCCGTAGTGGTGTGGGTGCTGGTGCTGCTGGTCGTCAGTATCTTGCGCAGCAGCAGCCAGCGCTTGAAGCGGCGTATCGTAGCGAGTTTGATAAGGCTAGGGCTGAGTTGGCTAGACAACAGGCTAAGGACCAAGCGGATGCTGAGGAGGCTTTGCGTAAGGCGCTTCTTGAGGCTGAGAAGGTTCGTATGGAAACTACTCAGGAGTTTGGTCCAGTGCCTACGAAAACATCTAATGTGGTTAATGCGCCGACTGCACCTGTTCGTGAAACTGTACCTGTTCAACCTAGGTCGGAGGTTGCAGTTCAGCCTGTAGCCAGAACCGCTACAGCAACACAAAAGAAAAAGGAACTAGCCCAGAAGGCTATCGCAGGATTGATTGCTACGATTGAAGGTCGCTAGTGGTTGTACGCAGGTCACCGTTTTCTAAGACCCCTCCCCCAACTCCAGAAGAACAACAGAAGAAGTTTTATTCTGGTATTTATAGCGGCGAGATAACTCGCCTGCCTGAGGGTCCTAAGGCTGGTAAGTCTCAAGAGTCTTTGGAGGACCTGTTTTCTAAGTTGGGTTCTAAGTATTCTGGTGCTAAGACGACTGCTGGTGTTGAGCGTGCGGAACTGTCCGATGCTGAACGGTCTGCTATGGCTCGTGTTGCTCTGTCGCCAAATATGTCTCCAGAGCAGCGTGAGGCTGCGTTTAAAAATATTGAGGCGATTGCTCAGCGTGGACAACCTGCCCGTAAAGGTGGTGGTGTTCTTGGCTTTTTAAAGAATGCTGCTGTTAAGGTTATTGGTGGTCCTGTTGTTGGTATGGGTGAGGCGTATAATACGGTTATTGCGCCGATTAGTCGTGCGATTCAGTCAACTGCTGTTGAATTGTCTGATGCAGTTTATGACCCATTTAGTAAGGACCCGAATAAGCGGTTCTCGCCGAGGGATTGGTGGAGACAGTATAATGATGAAAACTGGGGTGTGTTTAAGGGTACTTCTCAGTATAAGACTGGTGTGAAGTGGCTTGATACTGGTTTGCAGTTGGGTGTTGATATTGGTACGGACCCAACCACTTATGTTGGTGTGGGTCCGACCGCTTATGTTGGCAAGGCTGGTCGTGCAGCGTTGACAGCGAAGTTAGGTACCAAGGAGATGTTGAACAAGTATCCGCAGTTGGCTGGCAAGTTGGATGACATTCTTCGCTATGGTGAGGTTGCTGTACCTCAAGAGGTCCGTGCGGCTGAAGGTATTGAAACTGGTTTGCGTTTTGCTGGTAGAGTTGTTCCAAATACTGAAGGTGTTGCTACTGCTTGGCGTGCTACTGGTGGTGAGGCTAGGGCAAGAATTGGTGATGCGGCGTTTAAGTATTTGCCTGATGTTGCGTTTGGTTTGACTCCGAAGTCGCAGCGGTTGATGGCTGCAAACTATTTGGGTCGTGGACTTGAAAAAAGTTCTGCCGAGGTTGTTCCTGTTATCGCTAACTGGACTGCACAGAAGTTCGCTAAGGGTGCTGTTGCTACAGCGTATCACACTTCGGTTAACAAGGCTAAAGAGATTGTTGATGAGCAGAATGTGTTGCGTGAGGCTTTGGACCCTGATGCAGAAAACATTTATAGGTTGGTGGAGAATCCTGACGCATACTCTAAGGCTTCTGAGGTTGCTCGTGCTGTTGCCGATAATTATCGTGACTGGCAAAACTCTTTGCGTGACCAAGTGAATAGTACTTATCGCAAGATTGCTGCTGATTATGGTGTGGATGTCGCTGATGTTGGATTTGTTGAGGATTATATTCATCACCGTATCACCAAGGAAGCAAAAGATTTTTGGGCTAGTGGAAGAATGGCGAGCCGTGGATGGTTTAAGGCTGCCGACATGTCTGCTATTGATTTGACCGAGACTGGCGCACCGTTGATGTACCGTAAGTTGCGTGCTGGTGAAGAGTTTATGGGTGTCCCATTGAAGTATGGGACGATTGATGAGATTAATTCTATTTCACGGGCTAACGCTGGTTTTGATTGGTTTGAAACCGATTTGGCAACCATCGCAGATGGTTACGCCTACAGTATGTCTAAGGCGCTTGGACGCAGCGCATATGTGCGCCGCATGTATGATTTCGGTTCCGATGCAATTAAGCCTGTTTTGCCGAAGATTATCCCAGACAAGGATTTGGTTACCCGTATGGAGCGTGCGCATAATCTGATTGTGTCCACGCAGAAGCGTTTGCGTGACCGAGTATCGGTCAGCGTTAAGTCTATTCAGGATGATGCCGAGCGTGCGGTTCGGCTTGCCGAACGCACTCTTAAGGGTGGACGCAAGGCAGCCGCACAGGCTGATGCGGAGACACAGAAAACCATCGTTGCTATTGACAACATGGTTAATCAACTTGAAGAGGCTAGAAAGGTTGCTGAAACTAAGACGGTTGAGGCACGAGGCGATTTCGGTACGGTGCATCAGGCGATGATTGAACAGTTGACTGCTCTTCGTGCAGCGCTGTCTGCTGGTGAGGCGGAGCGTTATGGTGTGACTCAGGAGTTGCGCCGTGTTTATGCGAAGATGTACCCGAATCATAATCCCAAGACTCTTGAGGGCAAGCCAGCGGAGTGGCTTGCCGAAAAGATTTTGACTGGTCGTGGTACCCCAGCGGCTCGTGAAGTGCGTGCCATTAATGACCGTATTGCAACAGTTCGTAAGGAGTTGTCGGAGTTGGGTACCGCTCAAGAAAACACCGCTGTGCGTCAGGGACTGTTGGATGAGTTGGCTGATTTAGAAGAATCATCGTTTGCGTTTGGTGTGCTGGCAGATGTGCGTGCAAGAGCAACTTATGCGCCTGATGGTTTGCTTTATGGTGGACTTGAAGATTTGGCACAGTTGCCGCCAGAGGTTGTGCCATTCAAGATTTTTAATACCGTTCCACTTGACGAGGCTACCCGTAACTCGCCGAACCTGATTGCGACCAGAGCAGTCCCCGAGGACAACCTGCTTGATATGCGTCTGCCAGATGATTTCAACATGGTGTTCGGTGCCGACTTCATCGGTGAATCCATTGCCAAGTCTATGGAGATTGCTCAGATGCCCGAGTTGGGTGACGAGTTCATTAACGCCTACAGGGCATATTTGCGTGACCAACAGTTTGACCCACAGTTCTTGGATGTTTACCCTGAAATGGCTGAACTGATTCAAACATTGACTCGTTTGAAGCGAGCAAAGTTTGATGAGATTGTTGGCGAAGAATCCATCATCGGTGCATTCACCGACATTGAAGATGGACTTATGCGCATCTTGGCGACCCGAGGCTATGAGGGTTCCGATGAGATGGCTAAGCAGATGATGGATGACATTTATGGCAGTTTGATTTACTCCACGGAGCGTGACGGTTTGCTGTTGCCGATGAATCTTGTCCACGCTAGCGATGCTTACCCGTCACAGTATTCGGTTCTGACCAGCCCTGTGTGGACACCGCCAGCGTTGGCTGACGGTGTGACTTCGCCGACACAACTTGTTACGGAAAACAAGTTTATCAACCGTATTCTGGATGGCTTTTATGAGCAGGATTCTTTGGATGTCGCCAACAGGATGGCTGATGCTAGCGAGCAGTTGATTGAGGTTGAGGCTAAGGCTGTTGGCATTGACGATTTGAATGCTGAGTTGAAGTCGCTTGGTAAGCAGAAGGGTGGCTACAAGTCGGCGGCAGCGAAGCGGATTAAGGCGGCTGAAGAGGCTAAGGCGAAGTTGGCTGCAGGCGAGTCCATCACGATTAAGATTGGTGGCAAGACTGTCCGCATGACTCGTGAGAAGGCTCAGGAGCAGTTGGTGAAGTTGGACCGCAAGATGCAGATTGCGGAGAACAAGTTCCAGCGTGAGGTTGACAAGATTTATCGTGACTTGAAGATTCCGCAAACTGAGAAGAAGTTGGCATCCGCTCAGGAGCGTCTGCCGATGCTTATGAATCAGGCTAAGGTTCTTAATCGTTGGAATGATACGGTTGGTCGGGTTCTTCAGGATGAGGTTGATGTGTTGCGTACGGTTCTGGTTAATGCGCCAGCCCGTGATGCGGCTGGCGGTCAATCAGCGGCTTGGGTGCGTAAGGTTGACCGTTCGTTGAATGTGTTGGATTCTTTTCAAGACCCGTCAGCGAGGACGGCATACGAGCGTGTGACGAAGTTGTTGCATGCGGATGAGGCACGCCTTGCGGCTCTGGATGAAGAGGTCACCGAGTCGGCGATTAACCTGATGATGGCGAAGAAGGGTGAGTTCGGCAAACTGGTTAAGGCAGCCGAGGATGGTTGGGAAGAGATTGCTGGTTTGGGTGTGCAGGTGCCTGAAGAGTTGATTGCGACTTGGAAGCCGAATCTGGCGAAGTTGAAGTCTGAGGCGGAGGCTGGCAAGTTGCGTAAAGCCTACATGTGGTACAACCGTTTCTTTAAGACTTACGCCACTTTGACTGGTGGTTTCTTGGTGCGTAACGGTTTGTCGGCATCGTTTATGAATTATGTTGCTGGTGTGCCAACCGAGGAAATTATTAATGGTGCGAAGATTGGTTTCCGTATTCAGCGCAACCCGTTGGGTTGGCTGGATGAGGTTCCTGCAGCGGAGCGTGCATTATACGAGGAGGCGTGGCGTGCGACCGAGGCTACGGGTCGTGGTTTGGCTGACGAGTTGGCTATGCCAATTACCCGTGCTTCCAAGGCTGAGAAGATTATCAACAACAAGTTCACTAAGGGTTTTGCTCGTGCCAATGAGACTGTTGAGCGTATGGTGCGTATGCCGATGGCGTTGGACACTTTGCGTAAGGGTGGCTCGTATGATGAGGCGGTTGCCCGTATCAGCCGATACCACTTTGACTATAGTGACCTGAGTGCGTTTGACGAGAAGGCTAAGTTGGTTATTCCGTTCTGGATTTGGACTAGCCGTAATGTGCCGTTGCAAGCGGTAACCCAGTGGACCCGTCCGAGCGTGTACGCAACCTATGAGAAGATTCGTGAGTCGTCACCTGTGGATGACGACATTATGATGCCGAAGTGGATTGCGGATTATAATCCGATTGGTTTGACCGCTGGTTCTGTCCTTGCCCCAGATTTGCCGATGACTAGGTTGAATCAGCAGTTGGAGCAGTTCTATCGTCCGTCTAAGATTGCTGGTCAGTTGAACCCAGTTGCCAAACTTCCTTTGGAAGTTTTGGCTGGTCGCCAGTTGGGTATTGATGTTGGTCCGTTCAAGGAGACGAAGCAGCCTGCCCGTGGCAAGGATGCGTTGGTTGGTCAACTTCTGAGCGTGTTGACTGGTGAGAATCTTGCCAGCGTGGACGAAGCAGGGAATGTGACGGTGGATGAGAAGGTGCCGTACATTATCAATAGTCTTATCCCAACGCTGGGTACTTTGGACCGTTTGACTGGTGGGTATACGGGTGGTAAGGAAACGCTGAGCGAGCGTCAAGTTTCCAACATTTTGAACACGGTGTTCGGTATCCCTATTAGGACTGTTGGTTCTCAGCAGGAGCGTGGTGAGGCGATTCGCCGTCAGTTTGAGATTAAGGATTTGATTTCAGAGATGGTGCGACAGGGGCTTATTCCTCGTCAGGATTAAATACGGCATCTGATAGTTCTTGCATGATTTTGCCGTACTCTACTAAACACATTTGGATGCTGGTTGGGTCGCCGAACATTGCGTTATCCCAGATTGCTAGCAGTTCTTTGGCAGCAAGTTTGCTGATTATGAACTCCATAACATAGCCTTCTTCGTTGTCGGCTATCATTTGGGCGAAGATGCCTTCCAGTTCGGTCATGTCGTCAGGGTCAAAGTCCTGACTAGACACGACCAGACTCTTTTGCTTCAGCCCAACGGATGGACACACGGATATCTTCAATCTTGTTTCTGTAGGTCATGGGTGCGCCCAGTTCCTTCAGTTTAATCTCCAGATTCGCCAGTTCGTTCTTCAGTCGTTCCATGTTCAGTCTCTGTGATTTGCTCATAAATTTTCTCCGCTACTCGCTCAATAATAATGTCCGTGTTCTCGTCACCTGATATTTCTTTCAAGACGATGATGGTTGCCATAAGGGTTGCTAACAAGAATTCTTGGTTGACGAAAATTGATTCTCCACCCAAAATATACTTGGTGCCTTGCTGACCATATTCACTCATTTGTTTCTCCTTTGAGATTCAGTTGGAAGGTCCCATCATGGTACATGCCTGCGATTACAGCGTATCCCACTAGGTCAATGTATGAGTCCACTAAAGGCTCATTCTTTGCGTCACTGTCCCTGTTGCGCAGGTTCTTGATGCGTGCGATTTTGTCGCACGCTCTGATAGCGATGCCGATGATTCCAAAGTTGTTGATGTTGCCGTGACCGTAGTCGTGCTGTTTGCTGACCAGTAGGTCGGTCATTTCTTTGATGTTGAATGGAATTCCATCGGCTGTCATCTCACGCATGGCGTAGATTCCAGCCTGCTGAATGATTTGCACAGCAAGGTCGGTGTCATTCTTGTCCCAGTCACCGTTCTGCAGTCGTAGCACCCATGCGCTAAGATACTTTTCAACAGGGTCCAACACATTTTTTTCGGGGGTCGCCGAAATAGCGTGTTCCATCATCAAGCGGAGATGTGCGTTGGCGGCATCGTTCCAGTTAAGTGGTTTCATATTCCGTATTTCTCCTGTAAGATTGACATTAGTTCATCGTTGTTAATGATTGCTTTGCGTAGATTTTTTATTGCTGATTCTGTTTTGCGCCATGCGTGCGACTTTGCACGAATGTTTAAAGTCGCAGCCAACTCCTGATAGGTTTGACGCTCATAATAGATTCCTTCAAGCGCTTGACGGTCGCTATCTGACAGCGTGGACATGCACTGCTGGATGAGTTCAACCATTTCCCAATCGGTTTCGTCTTGTGTTTGGGCGAACGGCATCATCAACCATTCCATCAGAGGGTTGTCGGTTGCGCCGACTGTTTTACTCGCTGGGTCGTACTTCATCATAGTCCTTGGCTATAAGTATTTGCATAACATCCTCAGGCTCCAACAAGTATCCTTTGGACGGGTTGCTGGAACGAGTGGCGAACTCATGATATTTCTTCGGGTTGAATCGTTCGGGGTGCACCTCAAAGTATCTGCGCATTCTGTCCACGCTGAGGATGACGAACGCACCATCTAGCGTATAAACATAAACCCACCACTTTGCTTTCGTGATAGCGAACCCTGATGGCTTCCACAACGGTTTACCGTTCTCATCCATCTTTCTGCGTGGATTGTGGGTCATTTCCACAACCATGCGCCCATTCCTGTAACGGTCTGTTTTGACTTCAAAGGCACCATCGGAGATGGTGTCCAGAAAGTCCTCAACAAGTTTCTCGCCCTTGTGTCCAAACTTCAGGTCTGTGTGAAAGTCATACTTGCGTGGAGCGATATCATAATCAGACTGATTCTTGCTCACGATTTCACCGCCCCGATAACTGTCACCTGTTTGTCGTCTAACCATGCGACACCGTTCAGTCCGTCCATCAACAGTTTCACATAGTTATCCAAGTCTCCTCGCAACTTAGAGGCTTCGCCCTCAACTGGAGTAACTGTAACCACAGTTCCCTCGGGGGTGAATGAGCATTCAACCTGAACCAGCCCCTCGTAGCGTGGACCGTCCCAAGCCTGTGCGATAATCGCTTCCGCTTCCAGCGTTGTCTTGGGGGTAAACACACGACCGTATCGGGTCATGCGTGGTCTGCCCTTAGGTACAGGCTTGTGCGGAACCGTGATGGTGTGCGGCTTGTTTTTGTTTTTGCGTTTACGCTGTGCCATCGGGCTTTGGTCCTTTATAGGACTGCACGAGCCAGTAATAGAACTGGTCGTCATCCCCTGAGCGGTATGCGCTCAGCATACCGTCAATGCATTCTTCTAGGAAGAAGCACTTCTGCTTGTATTTTTCTGTGTTATCCACGGTTTGCCTCCTGTGTGAATATGTGGAATGGTGCGCCTGTACCTGAATCAAACTTTGCACTAATGGATAATGCTTTCAGGATGGTTTGCTTGGCGAGTTGAATTGTAAGACGCTTCTTGTCGGTCAATGCTTGCAGTGCGCCTAGCCCGTAGTCGGAACCTGACCCAACCGCATACAGGCGGTTGGTGTCCATGTCCGTGCCATAATCATCGTCAATCTGATAGATGACCCCGTTCACCACCACGAGCGAGTCAATGGGGGTGGTTGCAACTTCGGAGTCGTACTGCGGTAAGCCTGTGCCAGCAGATTCCAGAACCGTTTTGTAGGCAGGGACAAATTGGCTGACGATGAACTTGGTGAGTTTCACGCCTTGTGCCTTCGGTGGTACGGGTGGTGGTGTGAACGAATGTTGGATGATGTTCGCACCACGGGTGTGTCCTGCGATACCGATTAAGTATTTCCCTAGGGTGATGACTTTGGGTTGGGACGATTTGCCGATGCGTCCACCTTCGGTGGACCATTGAGAGTCTGAGCCGATTACAGCCCAGCCGTCACCTTGTACAGCGAGAATGGTTGTCATGCGTTTTTCCACCTGTATGCGTTTATGGCGTTTACGGTTCCGTAGAAGGCGGCTCCGAGGATGAATCCGTGTTGGCGTGTCGCCAAAGCGAACGCCACCCACAAGCATTCGTTGGTGAATGCGATAAGCCAGCCCCACCAGCGGTGCGTGCCAATTACCAGCATTCCGCACACGCCGATAACACTTAGGATGTATGGCATCATGCGGTCACCATTTTCACCAGTCCGCAACGCCCAATAGGCACGGACATAAACGATTCATTGCTGGTGTACTTGGTGTCTTTGCGCACATGGTCGCTGGACTTGAGTGCTTCACGGGTGACGATTAAGCCGTGAGACAGTTCGTGGTTTAGCATAACGAAAAAGGTTTGTCGTGCATCATCCAGAAACTTTTCTTTTCTGGATGAGAAATGCACAGTCTCATAGGGGAAGTATTCGCCTGACCAGTTGTGTTTGACTTCAACTTCAAACGCATAATGGTTTTTGCGTTTGCTGGCGAGAATGTCTATGCCGTACTGGTCGGGGTTCACATGCGCATCAAAGTCAAAACCTTTGAGCCATTGAATGACGATGAGTTTTGCATCATCATCCGCATCATACAGTTCTTGGTCAAATGGTTTCATGAGTGTACCCTGACAACCAGTTTATCAATCTCCAGTTCACCGTTAGGGCGCAGATGATATTTGCCCCAACGCTGGTCAGCGGTGCGGATAACGGTACGGGTTTGTGATGGATTCAGTCCACTGCGTACACATTCGTGACCCAACTTTGCTAGCGTGGTGGAACGGTCACGACCCTGTAGCGGTCCATCACGCCAAATGACCTTGCCCAATGGTGATAGCACAGCCATAGCCTCATCAAGGGTTGCATCATAATCATAATTGCCGATGGGCTGCTGCGGCGCTGCAGGTGGTGTGTACATGTCTGCGATGCGTTGTAGCAGGTCCGTAGCGGTGCGATGCGAATATGCGGTGACCAGAAAATCTTCTAGCGGCATAACGGTGTCCGTTATGTCCATTATTCGTTGACGGTCGGTGTTCTGGTTGTTGAACCAGCCAGCGTACGGCAAACGAACATAGTTGCCGACCTGACCGATGTTCAGCGCAACTTGCTTGGGGTTGACCTCGGTCGTTGGAACCTCGGCAACATGGCATGCAACAATCAAAGCATGACGCATAGTTTCAGCAAGGACAAGAGTCTCGGGAAACACCCACACATGGTAGCCCTTGGAGCGTGAACGCTCTACCCATGCAGTGATGCCAGCGTGAGCGAGTGCTGAACGCAGACTGGTGGCATGCTGTTGCGCATCGGCGGTGTCAAAGTCAACACAGCCCCACGCAACCATCCAATGCCCATGACGCAACACCATCGGATACACACCGATGGGCTTGTCATAAAAGTGTGCTTCCAACACTTGCTCCGTTAACGGTTGCTTGACACAGCCGCCTTCGTTGCTTCCGTAGCAGTCGCCCCGACCGAAGAACAATCGGGCGAACGACTCAAGTTCTTGCTTGTCCATGCTTACCAGTCCTCCAAACTGTCTGCGATTACTAGTTGTTCACCGAACACCGTGGGTTCGGCTGGCTTCGTGTCTTTCCAAGGTAGGACACCGCTAGTTAGGCGATGCAACCGACCCGTGCCGTACTCAATCGTGAAGTCCATGTCGTCCAACAGTTGTGATGCTGGGCGCTTGCACTTCACCAGATTCAAAGTCAGCGTATCCATGTGGATGCGCAACTCGTACTGCAACTGGTCAATCTTTTCCATAATCCGTTCAGTGTTTGTGGCACGCTCCAGTTTCTCCTGCAGGTCACGAATATGACCTTCAATCTCAAAGCGTTTACGGCGCACACCAATAATGTGGGTAGCCTGCTGTTCACCACCGTACGCACCAGAGGAGATGGTCTGCTTCTTACCGTCAGCACCCGATGAACGAGACGACTGATGCAACACCAGCAACGGAACATTATGCCGTTTACCGAACGCCTTAATGGCGTTCGCCTTGGACGGAATGTCCTCACCAGCGCCCGTCAACAAGTCCAGATAGTCCACCACAATCAACTGTGGCGGTCCGATTACATCTGACACCTCTGCGAGCGCACGCTCCATATCTAGCAAGGACAGTGTTTGGTCAAATACAGCCAGATTAGGAAAATACTCAAGTGCGGTGTCACGCAACAATCCAATAGCGTCACGCTCACCTGAGGCAACCTGTGTCTCCAGTTCGTTTGCGTCCACGCCATGTGTTACGCAAGCCAACTTGATTAAGGTCAGGGTTCGTGGTTCATCAGGACAGAAATAGACGACACGCTTGTCACGGTTCGCTACCAGAATCTGGAGCAACGCAAGCGTCTTACCTGAGTGACTGTACCCGTTAATCAGGCACATTTCTGATGGTGCGATGCCACGCATCTGCGCATCAATGTCTGCGAATCCCAAGTAGATGCGTTCGTGTGGGGTTTGCGCCCAATGAACATAATCATCGGCGGCTCGTACAAGCGGCTGATAGTACGAAAACTTCGCATTAGACAAATCAGGCGGGGCGATTTTCTCGCCCCGCCCAACCTTTGCCCAACGCTCCGCATAATCGGGAGCCATCGGTTACTTACGCTTTCGTGGTTCCCAGAAAGCCTTGTCGCCATTAACAGCCTTGAACCACGGGCGCTTCGGGTTAGCCGCAAGTCCGTCACGGTTGTCCCAAACCTCGGTCACACCCACCTTGGCGCACTCTTCATTGAGCCATGCTGGGATTGGTCCGTGTTGCTTGCCCTTGATGCGAACCTGAAAACCGCCTGCCTGTGGCATGCTGGTCACCTCGGTGGCACCGAACGCTTCTGCAAGCGACTGTGTTGCTTCCTGCTCGGTTGCGAAACCGTTGGTGCTGGTGTCTTTGGACATGCCATGCGCACCCAACAGTGCATCCGTGGTGGCATCAAAAGCCAACACCCAATTAGCGATGTTGGTCATAATGTCATCCGTCTTTGGTGTCAGGTCTGCAGCAATTTTGGCTGCAACCTGCGTGATGATAGATTGGTCCTTACTTACCATGTCAAGCCTCCCGACTTGGTTGTTGTTTTACTTACATCAATGAGCGATGCGAAACGACTGGAGGTTACCGAATCGCACCGCTCGTACATCTTGGAAATCATCTTAGCATCCACTAGTTATTCAACCTGCAAAGCCATGTCATTGTCCCCGTCACGGAGAAACGCACCTTTGCAGATGCTCCAGTATGAACACCAGTTCTCTGAACACAAAGCACTGGAATCATTCATAAACCAGTTGTTCTCGTAACCTGTGTTTAGTGCGGTTGTGACCGCACCACGAACGAACTGACGCAACCACAACGCATGTGAACTGGTCCTGATTAAGGACACAATCTGCGACTTTGGTTTCTCTTGGCGGAGCATCACACCGTAACGGAAATCCACAGGATACTCGGGGGACCACTCGTTCCAGACGCATGCCTCAGCATAGACAGATGCCTGAATGCTGGACTTCTGCTTCTCCTTGATATTATAGGCACGGCTGGCAGTTTTCCAGTCCCACACCACACCACTAGGGGAAACATAATCCATAGTTCCCTCAACCCAAATACCGAACCCGTTCACCGCCATCGCTAACGGGGCAGTGAACTTCTGTTCAACTTTGCCACCCAACTCCACATGGGGCAGGATGCCGTCATAAAACGCCAGCGACATAGACTCCAAATAGTTTGGAATCTTGTCAGGGTCAATGTTCGTAACCTTGTGCGGCTCTGATGCCAGCGTTTCATATTCGTTGTTCACGAACTCCAACATCGGAACGAACTCGGAAATCTTCCCAGTCAACACCTGCTCAATGCCTGAATGCAGGGATGTGCCGATAATGGTCGCATCCGTACCGATACGAAAATCGGGGCGAATCTGCCCATATCTCGCACGCTCAGGACAAATAGCCATGTCATTAAGCCATGACTGACGAACATAAATCTTTTGTTCAGGTCTATCTATTCTCATTGTTTTCCTCCAATTATCAGCACGGACATTGATTGTATCAGTACATAGTTAAACACGCTGGAACCCCACATGTCCATGCTGTCTCTTTCTAATAGGAGCCAGCAAGTTACGGAAGTTAATAATCACCTGACGGGGAATACCGTGCTTGCGACCCACCTCAGCGTAATTAGGTTTGTGTGCTAACATGTCAGCCTCCAATGAACGCAAACGGTCATAAGTCATCTTCTGCGGAAACTTGTTCGTAGTGAACGCAGTCATAAACAAGTTCGCATCAATGCACAGTTTCTCCAACACATCCACGAACGAATCCACAGGAAAGGTCGTGACACAATACTTCACACCACGCCTAATCTGCGCCCACTGTGACAGCAGTGGACCCTCCATCAACTCCATCGGACGAATGTCATCAAAGGAGACACCATAATTGTACTGGTTATCAACCCACTTGTCATGCACATCCGTGACCGTAGTCAACCATGCAAGCAGGTCCTCGGGGTCTGTGAAGTCTGTCCCCAGAATGTCTGCGACACGGTTACCTTGCCACATTCCGTTGACCGCATCATCGTTGATTTCCACACCGAGATGCTGAACATCGCACAAGCAATCTTGTGCGTGTCCCATCTTGCCGCAATCGCCTACCATTATTTACTCCTTCTGCTCATCGTAATCGGACCATCGTTGTGACGGATGCATTCTACCGCAAACACTGGCAGATGCACCTGCACCTTGTTGTTACACTTCGGGCATTCATAAATACCCTTAGGTTGCATGGTCACCTTGCGTGTGACCTTGGCGTGCTTCGGTTCGGTGGGTGCAATCGCACCCACCACAGCCTGCATGGCTTCCCGAATGGCGTTGATGTTCGCCATAATCACTCACCACCTTTCAGGAAGTCCTCAACCTCGTTGACCAGCACATCGCCCTGCTTGCTAAGGGCGTACTCTTCAAGGCGCTTCATGAACTCATCCATCATCTCCTTAAGTGAGCGTGCCGCCTCATAATCTTCGGAGGAAACTGTGCGCTCCAACACCTCGGCGAACTCACGCAACTCATCCTCGGAAATGATTCCGAAATGCTTGCCAGCCTCAAGGACCGCACCGATAGCCACAGACTCATTGTAAGTCTCAGCGACTTGCTCCGTGAACTTGGTGGTCAACCACTTGTAAATGTGGTTCGGCACATCATAATTCTCGCCGTCATAGTCACCGCTAGGTGAAGTACCCGACACCAACACAACAGGACCACGCAACTCCCTCAGGAACAGCGCACTAGCATACCAGTTCACTGGCAGGTCCAACAGCAGACCCTCGTCATGCACATATCCGACAAGGACTGTTCCATCAGGCAGTTCCTGACGCACAGCGTCAATCGTGCCTCCAACATAAGTTTGGATAGATTCCAAACCACTAACGATTGCTGGCTCAATGTTCGCATTGATGCCAGCAGGGAGCAACGCTCCTGCAACGGGCATAGTACCCATGACACACCTCCAAGGTGCAAGTCAAACTGGACTCATCAGCACGGACATTTATCCGTGGACACGGAACGCATGACCTCGTTCCGTGTTTCGTCCTACCAGTTGTGAGAATTAGACTGACTCGGTTTCCGTACCTCCTTGGTCGTAAACACCTTATAGAACCACTAGTTAATCATTCCCCGAAGAACCCTTCGGCATGACCAATGAACCATTGAACAGCCTCAGCCCGTGTCAAGAAAACCTCACGGTCCACAGACTGACAATTCTCATAGTCCATCATCCAAAACTCAACGACCCACCAACCATTGTTCCAGTCATACCACATGAAATACTTCGTATCCCACGGAGCATCAACACACAACTCGTCACATGAATCGTCCAACATGTCCGTCACCCAACTAGGTGTACGCTTACGACCCGTTAGCCACGGAATCCAACGCAACCCCAGCATCGTGATGAAATAAATGGCACACATAATCAGCATGCCCAACCATTGTTCCCTTAACATTATTCTTTCTCCCAACCCGACTTATAGTCGGCTTCTAGTTTGTCCAATATGTCTGCACGCCTACGAAGTTCTTCCGCAGTCGCAATCAATCGCAACTCCGACTCAAGCATGTCCGCTTGTCGCCGTAGCATTTCGCTTTGCTTCATAATCAACCCTCCAAGGTTGCTCGTTGTTTTTCGTTCACATTCTACACATGGGGACAGGGGACGGAGGAATAAGTCCCCCCGTCCCCACATGCATCACTCAAATAAGGTCAAGTCCCTTGACCGTGTTCAGCACCCAGTTCACTGGGTCAGCGAGAATGTCACTCTCGGTACCCCAACGACCGCCGTTCTGTAGTTTCTCCACGACCACATCACAGTCACCGCCCAACATGTCGGCACATACCATGTCTGACACTGAACCATAACCACTGTTGATGTACTCGTTCGCCCATTGCATCTGCTCCACACCACCGAACCCGATGCGGCGCAACATAGACGGATGAGCGATAGCGAACATAATGTCATCAATGTCCATCATGTCCTGCGAGTCATGCAACTTGACCAGCATGCTGTACTTGTCCTTATTGTTTTTCGGACGGGCATAGCATTGTTCGGTCCATAATTCAATGCCGACCCCCAACTTGTGCAACACATCAATGAGCGCACAAACTGCAACGCCACGGGCTTGAATCTGCTCAGGTGTCACATACGCCGAAGCAATACCAGCCACAAGAACACGGACCACACGACCCATCCGTGCCTGCGGCTCGGTGACATAATCCATCATGCACTCAGGGTCACCACTCACATAGCGCCCCATGTCCACACTGTCACCGCTGTAGTCGTAGCGGATGGAAAACTGCTCGTCCATCGCCAACGACAACTGGGACTCCAGTTGATTAAACATCTCCTGAACCTTAGGACGAACATCGTGCCAACCATCGGTCGCCAACTTCACTGCCGATGGCAGTGACGGAGTACCCGACCACTCATTATCGGTCGTCTTAGCAGACGACTTCGGATTCGGATTCTCACTGGCGAATCGTGCCGCATCCGCCAAGGATGATGCACGATGAACGATGCTGGTAGCACCGTTCGGCAACTTGCGCTTAATTGTTTCCATGATTCAACCTCCAGTTGAATAGTAGCGGATGATTAGATGCTAACCAGTGTCACTCAGAGAGTGACACCAGCCAGCACCTTGTCAGCAATCTCAGGCTTCGCACCCTTGAGGATAGTCATACCGACCACCTCGGTGGTGGTAAACCCAGCCTTGAGGAGCCTTGCACCGTCACGGGCGGACCGTGGGGACACGATGACCTGCAGACCGTGAGAGGTCACATTCTTCCGTGCCGAACGAACAATGTTCGTCCACTTGGCAAGAACAGATGCATCCAAGCCTTCGGCTTGCATCATCGCATCCTCCACATTCTCATCAATGAGAATGTCCATAAACACAAAACGGTCCTTCGTGGCACCGTCAATCGGATTACGACCCACATACTGGGCGGTCGCACCATTGCCATAGGTGTTTCCTGCGGCAATCGCCACGAACCCATCATGACGCTTGACCATCCCATCAGGGAAAGCCATATAGCCATTCGCCAGTGCCGCATTCAGCGTCCCAAGGATGTTCGGATTCGCATTGTCAATCTCATCCATGAGATAGACACCGCCGAACTCAAAACGCTTACGGAACTCCGTTCCGACATAAACACCGTTCGCCGTCATGAATCCGACAAGGTCGGATTTTGATGACTGGGCATTGAACGACTGAGCCGAGAACTCCAAGCCAAGGGCTTGGGCTGCCCGTTCAGCAATCGTAGTCTTACCTGTCCCTGCCGAACCAACCATGAACACATTCAGCCCACAATTCAAAGTCTGCAAGACTTTCGTAAACTGATGGTGTTGAACACCATCTAGTTTCTTCGGCTCACGATTCGGCAGATTCACCACAGTAACCTGTGGACGAATCTTGTTGATTGCATCACCAAGTTCCGTGAACTTGGCATCCACAACACCAACAAGTTCAACGAACTTGGGAGCCGTATAATCACGGACCAGTTCCTTCACCGCACCCTCGTCAATCCCTGTGGGGATTGACTTGACAACATCGGTAACGATGTTGCGGATAGCAGTCTCCAGCCCCGTCTCGGCAGGGACAGCCTTAGGCTGTGGTGTTGGTGTTGGCATGCTCTGACCTCCAGTCAGTTTAGCGTTAACAATAGCCTTGATTTCATCAAGGGACTTGTGCATCGGTGTACCGTTCCACACAACATTAAGGTAGGAACCTACCTTAATCAGTGTATTCTTGTCCATCGTTGCGATGGGCTTGTTGTACTCGGCACCGTTCGGATAACGAACGGTAGCCACCTTGGTATCTGGATTAACCCAGATAATCTGTGGTGCTGGTCTTGCTGGCATGATTCCTCCTCATGCAGATTGACTGATGGACTCATCAGTATGGGCATTTACCCATAGACACGGGGCAAAGCCCCGTGTTTCGTCCTAGATTCCGTTTTCGCAATCCGAATAAAACGCTTTAGCGTTGAATCCCCGTCCGTGACGATTCAACACATCCGCCAAACACATCTCCACTTGGTCCAAAATACCCACGATAGCATCGTAGTCGGGACGGTCCGAATTGCACCGCCGAACCCAATTCATTGCACTAGCAATCTCACGAAAATGCTTATGCTTCAGCATAATTCCTCCATGTTGCGACTGATGGACTCATCAGTGACGGCATCTACCGTCAGACACCGACAATACTGTCGGTGTTTCGTCCTGTCAAGTCAGTGCGGAAACTGACGACCCGAACCATGTTCGTACCGAGGCTGACCGCCGTTTCGGCGGTACTTCCAGCCGAACTCCTTAAGGAGTTTGTTCATCCCCTGCTGGTCCGAAGCCGAACCCCACCCCGTGGACAACGGAGCGAACATCCACGATGACCCTTGGTCATCGTTCTTGTAGAATTCGCCCATCAATGTTCCATAATGGAACACCTCACGATGGATGGAAAAATCATCCACAGTGTCAACGAATGTCCATGCACCAAGTTTCTTAGTGCGATTACGCTTGAACTCGGTCACCAAAGGTGACATGTCCTGCAGTTTCATTGTAATTGACCTCCAGTCAATCAGTATACTTGTAAAATTACACTCAGAATGAGTGTAGCGGATTACCGTGGAATCGGACCACGGCTCACGACAACACGCTCTAGCAGAAAACCTGCGTCCACATGCGCCGTTTATGACACCAGTCATAAACCGTACCAATGCAGGTGTTTTCCGTCTGCATCAGCAACACATAAACCCACACAAGCCACTAAAGCCATAATCCGCCAGTCAGAGCGGTGACAAGTCGTAAACCCGTAGGGAGACAATTCCACCACCGTCGTAGGTGTATTGCCGACGCTTTACACGGGTCACCTTGCGATGCTTGCCGCTACCCTGCGCCTCGTCCACCTCCGCATCATCCCGATGCTGTGTGGCTCGCCGACCCGATTCGCTTGCTCAGGTCGTCCCGTTCAGTTGCCAGCCCCACGATTCGCCGATGCGATTCGGGGACCGTTGCCGATTCCGATGCCAAACATCTAAAGCACACCCAAAAACAAAATGCAAGTCAATCGCACAGTTAAAAATATTTATGTAATAAATATTTTTAAAAAAATTTGTCAAGGCGCATACAACGCCCACAATGCAGGCATGCGGTCCCACATGGCGCACATGCACCCTTGCCGTTAGCAGGTTCGTGGACTTGTGTCAAGTTGGGGCGATTATGGCATCCATATTCGGCACCAGTTTTCGTCTCGCACATGCCGCTACACACGATGGGGGTGGGGGCATAGGGGGGCGTACGCCCTATGTATGTGTATGATTCTTATTGCTCAGAGCCAGAGAGCATTATTTTTTTATGGGTTATACGGGCGGCTTGTCCGTGCTGTTCGTCACAGGGGGTGGGGGTCTTTTTTATCGGAGTCCCTGATAATATATAGATTTTTATATGGCTGGTTCCCTTGGGTTTGAACCAAGACCTGACGGATTAACAGTCCGTTGCACTGCCAATTATGCTAGGAACCAATTATGGTTGTTACCATTTTACTTTGTTTGCCCAATACGCTGCGCTCATTGGTCCACGGGCAATGTTTTTTGCGTGGCGTGTCTGAAATCGTTTACGCCTACTGGCATAGGCTTTGCTTTCACCCTTCTTTTTGGGTGAGCCTTTGACTCCTTGTTGTCCGAAGCGGATGGTTTTGATTTGTGAGCCGACTTTGGCGACTACGATGTGTGACTTTTTGGGGTGGTTGGGGGTTGCTTTCGGCTTGTTGTAGCCGCTAACTCCTGCTCGTGCTAGTCGTGGGTCACGCTTGCTGGCTGCCATTGTTTTTCCTTTTGTTTTTAACACCTTTGGGGCGTAGTGGAATGTACCAATCGTATTTGGATTTCTTGTATGGTTTGTTTTCTGCTTTGAGTGGCGCTAGATTTTTGCGGTATACAGTTTTGTCGTTGCCTTCTGGCATCTGTAAGGCTTTTTTGATGGCTCTCTGTAGCGCATCATCATAGCGGTCTGCACCAGTGAAATCTTTGGGTTTCTTCCTAGATGCCATTATCGTGCTTTGCGTGCAGCCCGTCCTGCTGTCCGTGCTGCTTTAGTATTAGATACGAACTGTTTGCCTTGTTTTGACGCTTGTAGTTTCTTGCGATTTGTTGCCTGCTTCTGTGACGGCGTAAGTCGGTCCCATGCTTTTTCAGGTAGGTATCTAGTTGTGCCACTCTTTCTAATAGCGGGTTTGCCATCTGATGTCGTCCACTTCTCCGAGGTCCATTTCTTTAGATTTTTTTGTGCTTTGGTGCGGCTACCAACATAGCCGCCTCCAGCCTTCTCGTAGCGTTGCGCTACGATTTGGGCTTTTCTGGCGGACCATTGTCCTGCTTTGCCGCCTGAGGTTCCTGCTTTAACAGCGGCGACAATACGCCGCCGCAAGTCTGGTTTCGTGTAACCCATTACTTGCTCTTGCGCTTCACCTTGCCGTATTCACGCATCTGTTCACGCTTGGATTCGCTGCGCTCGTGACGGGAACCTTCCATCAGTTTGCCGTTCGGCATCCGATGATAACCCTTCGGTGCTTTCTTCGCCGCTTTCTTCACAGGCTTAGCCATCTTCGCTTCGCTAAGGGCAATAGCAATTGCCTGCTTACGGGAGGTAACTTTTGGTCCCTTCTTGGAACCAGAGTGCAGTTTTCCAGCCTTGTACTCTCGCATAACCTTAGCGACTTTCTTCGCTTGCTTCTTGGATGCCATTATCGGTCCGCTTTCTCTAGTTCCTTAAATACCAACCTCAGAAAAGCGGCAATACCTACCAGAGTACCAAACGCTGTCCCTAAGATTATTGCCATTGTTCTAATGATGCTCATACTGTCCACGCTGTAATCGTATCTGGTTACTGTTAACCAGCCGCAGGCTGGTTTTATCCTTAAACCCTAGTAGATTGGACGCACCTACGCTCACGCTCGGTGCTAATCCAGTATCCCTTACCCCCCCCCGTAGGTCCCCCCACAAATGTTCCCTGCGTTCCTTTACAAGTTGCATACAAGTTAGAACAAACCAACCATTAGCATGGACAGCATCCTAGATGAACGACAAGAACGATTCCTAAGTTGGCTACTGACCCCAGCAGGACACCGAACCCCAACCTCCCAAGACAAACTAGCCACCGAACTCGGTGTAGACGAAACCACACTCAGACGATGGAAAAAGAAACCTGCGTTCAAACTGGAATGGGAAAAACGAGTCAACGAACTTCAACAGTCCCCTGAACGAACCCAAAAACTATTAGATTCATTGTACGAGCGTGCAATGAACGGGGACAACAACTCCGCCAAACTGTATCTACAGGCAACGAACCGTTTGGCACCCACCCAAGTTCATGTGGAACATTCCACGAAACCGTCCGATATTTCGGATGCTGAGTTGGATGCCCTTATTGCGGCAGCCGCTCAATCTGAGGCTGAAAGCCGCAGGGAACTAAAGCCTCTATAATGAGCGGTACGATTGAGTGTCCGACTTGTGGATGCGAGTATCCTCCTGTGGCTTGCCGTTGGAGGTGTCCCGAGTGTGGATATAAAGATTCGTGCTGTGAAGGTGAACCTCGGAAGATGAAAGATTTGGAAGATTAATGGCTGTTCCTGCAACCCAGAACCTGACGATTACTCGTGGTGACACAGAGGTTGTTGTCGTTAATATCACCTCTGATGGTTCCACCCCTGTGGATATTACTGGTCGTACCTACAGGTCGCAGATTCGCCGCACTAAGGAATCTGGTACGGTTGCTGCACAGTTGAACTGTACGGTGGTGGATGCTGCGAATGGTAAGGTTCAAGCGGTTTTGTCGGCTGGTGATTCTGCTACGCTGCCTACGGGTACTTCGTTTTGGGATTTTGAGGAAACGAATGGTTCGGTGGTGACAACGATTTTGGCTGGCACTGTAACAGTTTTGGCGGATGTGACCCGTTAAATGGCAACAACCGACATCACCGTTACCCGTAGCAATGAAACAATTAGTGGGCTGATAACCAACACGGTTATCAC